GAACCGCCCACCCTCGAAAAGGGGTCCCTTGACGTCTACGCAAGGCAGTAGTAACAGCGCGGACGCCCACGCACTGCTCGACAAATCTGCCCCACCCGTAACCATTTCTCCGTGCCTTGCTTGGGCTAGCCTACTTGGCAATCGGCTAGCTTACACAATAACCCCATAGGACACGGTAGTCGACGCAATCTCCACGCGTAATGGTGCGCCGTGGCCTTCACCTTCACCCACACCGGATGGGTCACAAATTGGCTCTTAGACCTGACCGGGAACGCCAGATCAAGAAGGTAATTTGGGGAGCAGGGAGGGGCCTCCCTATTTTACACGTATCACTTACCCTTCACCCAGGCAGTTAATCCGGCTCCAAAATGGCTTGCCGAGGGGTCCCGGTGTCGTGCTGAGCAACCACACACCCCACGCGCTCCCTACTCGCTTCACGCTCACGCGATCCACGCCCCTGTGCATTAACTATCAGTCCAAACTAAAAGGAAAACAAGTAACCTACAACACTCCTACGTGGCAGCCAAAATGGCTATTCATCAGGCGCGAATTTGCCAGGGATGTCCGACCTCGCAAGCACGTTGTGCTGCGAAAAGCCAGCCGCGTACAACTTGTTCACGAAAGAGTTGTACTCATTCTCCGTTTCAACCCATCCCTGTGCCACTGCAAACCCGGCCTCGGAGGCAGCATCAACTGTGGAAGTCTCGACCGCGTTATACACTTTTGTTACAACACTGTCAAGCTCAGCCATGACTTCCAACGACCTAAGATCATTCTCATGAATACGCCACATCTCGGGAAGCTCAGCAGCCTCCTCACCAATCTTGATAAGCATCCGAGCCGTAAAGTCGGCATCCGTGACTCGACCACCGTTAAAATATTCGGCCATGTTGAGAAAGTAACGTGCCAAGCTCGGACAATGCGGCGCAATGTTATGAGCGCGACACAAAATGCCCGGCACGGCAACCTTAGCAAAAGCAGTGCGGTCGTTCTTGAGCACGGCGGACACGGCCTCAGGTGCAATACAGGTGTGGCCATTCCGAAATTGTCTGGGGACATCCACAACAGCGGTGCCGTCCACCAGACCATACTCGTCAACCAGGATTTTCCAGCCGCAAAATTCGGCTGCATCGCCCGGCTTACGGTAATGAAGCTTAGGTCTATGTCCCAATTTCTTCCAGCGTTCAGACAAAACCTCAATCTGGTCGTCGGTAAATGTCCCAGTGACTAACAACAAAGAATCATCACCTTCGAACATCCACAAAACACCGACATTGGTCCCGAATATGGTCTTGTTATTAATGAGGAGCGGATCGGCATACTTCCATGCTCGCTCCCCAAACAGAACCCATGCCCATAAAATGTGGTTGGACCACCAATTGAGGACGCTGGTACCGCGATGTCCACTGCGCCGGATTGCGTCAATTTTAATGCGAACTTCCTTCTGCAAAGCGGCGTAAGTGTAAAGGGGAACATCTTGGTAAACTCTCTCGGCCTGACCCTGAAGATCTTTCTTCGCGAATTCTCGCATCTTCACAGGAAACCGAACAATCAGGACGTCTCCGCGAGTGCTTGCAGCGTGTTCTTCAGCATACATGCTCTCCGGAGTAAACATGTCCTTGAACATGTCTGTAGCGGCACGGATCAAAGGGTATTCCACAATCTCCCTGAGCCGCGCACGCATACACGCGTCCCACGCAGAACCGTCGTTCTCGAGGACCGAGGCCACCATCCTGGACAAGAAATTCCCATTACCATCTGTATAATCACGGCGCATTGTGGCGGACAATCCGTGCATGCGTCTCGCTTTGGCGACACCTTTGATTGACCGGTGCTTATATCCCTTGGCTGAGTAGAGATAACGCTCGATCAAGGCAAAAACACACCAAGCCATAACCTGACCAATGTCGCCATCGGCAATAATGAGTCTTGGTGGCTTACCAGCCTTAGATGGTTCTAATTTTACTTGTCCCTTAAACTTGTATTCCGGGTTGTACTTAGCCTGAAGATCCATAAGCGCCTGGCGCGCTCGAGCCTCTGTCCACTTCTTAGATTTCATGTCAATGAAAAGGATCGCGTAAAGAATTGACTTCGCCGTTGGACTTTTCTTGAATCGGTCAACGAACTCATCGACGATCTTGTGCAATTCTTGCTCATCCTTCTCACTTATTGTCAAGGGGACTTTGACTTTCCGGATCCGGCCCTCAATCGCCTTCTCTCCATTTGCGACGTCATTTTGCCAGAAAATCGGTTCGAACGGTGTAGCGCCAAACTTAACAGCCAAGGCATTCGCGTCAAAAGACGCTTCCGGATCCTTGAGAAGCTTGACATCACCGTCCAGACCCAAATCAAGCACAGCGTTGTAAACGTCGTCTGCATCTTCATCATTGACATAGATTGGAAAGCGATCGACCTTGCTGCCATCTGCCTTCACAATTGAGACCGGTACTCGAGAAATGACACCGTCTTTTCTTGTGAATCCACAACAAGGTCCCCAGAAACATCCTGGCATTGGCTCCCTCTCACGTGACATAATCGCTCCGAGGTAAGGCAAAACTTCCATGAGAGCCACGTCCGTCACAGTGTGAAAAATCTTAACCGTCTTGAGGGTTGCCAGATGGCCTCCTGCGTTGGCACTTGCCTCCGCACGTGTGGTTACTGACGCTGGAGTCACCCCTTTCGAGATGTTCACGAACTCGTTCACGGTTAACCACACGCTGATGCGTGAACAAATCGCATCTCCATAGACGCGATCCTTCAGACGGGAAAACGTTGATCCTTCGCGGCAGCAAGCACACAATCCGACAGAAAGCGTGATGCACCACACATGATCGTCATCCTCGTCAGCGCGCAAGATGGAAG